CCCTGCACTACTGAGCCAGCTGCTGATGCAAGCTTTGCAGTTAGAACAGAGTTAGCCTGTAGACCTAGTGAGGTTCCAAGCTGCTGTGCGATGTAGCTGGTGATGTTAAATCCGGCATCGCTCACTAGTTCGCTGGCGATTTGGCATAGCGCTGCGTATTTCTCAGCTCCTAGTGTAATGCTGGAGAAGGTTGGGTTGCTTTCAGCGATGGTTCCTGCTGCTGCAACTGATCCTGCGGATGAGGTTGCGGTGACAGTTGGGATAACTAGGTTCTCACCAGAGGAAGTGTTGAACACCTCAGAGGTGGTTAGCATTGGGCCAACTAGCTGTGCAATCTCAAACACCTGGTCGAAGAAGCTCTGACCAACAGTGTTGCTTGATGGAACTAGGGTACGAGCTTCGCGAGCGAACTCGTGTCCACGAGTTTCACCCATTGCAATAGCGCGAAGGATGTCAGCGTCAGTGTTAGCTGGTGCTGATGCCTGTGGTGCGAATGATGCTGCTGCTTCTGCTGCACGAGCTTCACGCTCTGCGATGCTACGAGCAGTTGAGATAGCTGTGTCGGCCTGGTCAATGTCAGCCTCGATACGAGCAATCTTCTGGTTTTCTTCTGCGGATAGGCCACGCTTTTCAGCCTCAGCAATGTCTAGGACTTCCCTAGCCTGTGCGATGAGGTTGTTGCGAGCATCCATTTGTGACTTAATAAAGTCAGACATGATTCTCCTAATAATTTGATTTGAGGGGGTTCCTGCGGTGCTGACACTCAACAGACACAGCGGTGCTAACACTCAACTGATAGCTACAAGTTTATAGGCAAAAGAAAACCCCAGCTCAGGAAGGGGAACCGAGCTGGGGCTAAAGAAACAGTTAGCGAGTTTCTTTACTGTCAACAATCCTAACCTCTTTGGCAGGATTGACAGAGTTTTTATTATCTAGCTCCCAGACTGCCTGAGCAAAGTCATCGGCTAGATCTCTAATAATACCTGTTGATGGGTTGCCGGCTGCCTTTAGTAGGGCTGCTTTGATTTCATCTTTAGTTGCCATTTTTAAATCCTTTTCAGTAGTAGGTCAAACTGCTTTTTCTTGAGGTCTAGCAACTCAAACCCATTGTCAATTACTTCCTCGACCTCTGGGCTCGCCTTTAGCTTGTTGACAACCTCGGTAATAAGGTTGGCATTTTCCTCATCCAATTCCTCACCGGACTCTAGCTTCAATAGAGCATCGGCAAGCTGGTCAGGGTTGATGCTTGGCTGTGAGCGTACCTGAGCTGTTGTTGCTTCATAGGCTGGGAAGCTCACGATTGACACCTCAAACAGTCTGACTGAATCTAGGGTGCGAGTCTGGCCATCTCTTGACCAAGTGTCTTTGATGACATTGAAGCCAAAGCTCATCGAGTCAATAACCTTAGTGCGTAGCAACTCGGCAATGTCCCGACCTCTTGTGGTGTTTGGTAGCTTGGCAGAAACCTTTAGTCCATACTCATCCTCAGTCAAAGACATAGTGCCACCTCTTAGTGAGGCAAGTGGCTCGCCCGAGTCGTGGTTCCAAAGCAGCTTTACTTCATTGCGAGATTGCAAGGAACGCTTGAAAGCACCAGGGGCGACATACTCAATAAAGCCACCAAGGTCCTGTGATGGGCTGTTGAACACAGATGCGTAGCCAGTAAAGCTCATTCCATCACCCTCAGCCCTGACCTCAAAGTCAACGCTGTTAGTTCTGACCTCTGGCTCGTTAGCCTTTGGGCCGTCAATCTTTAGGGCAATGGCTCTCGCCACATCTAGCCACTTATTCTTACTGTCCATGCTGTTAGTTTCCTCTGCTCTGATTCTAGCAACTACTGAATCAGCGTAGTCTTTGGTCCTTTGTGCAGCTCTCTTTGATGGCCCTGATCCCCAAAGCAAGTGGGCAACTACACCGGCTGATGGGTAGTTGTCAGATTGTGGGTCTGCATCTGGGCTGTCTAGGTCAACAAGATGTCTGGCAATCCAAGCTGCAATGCGTATCCACTTGTCATCGCTGACTGTGCCCTCTGCCATTGCCCTAGCTTCTCTAATAGTTCTAGGTGTGACACCATCGCCAGCTAGTCCCTGCTCGTAATACTCAAGTCCCCTGCGAGCTGCTGCCCTCATGTAGGCAGGTGGCTCTTGGTTGATTGCCCTCATCTCATCCATGTTGTCGTCTGGGCTGTCGTCTGGCTGGTTGTCCTCATCGTTGTCATCATCCTCAGATGGGACTGTTGGAACATCTTCTGCCGAGATGGCAGTAATGCCTAAATCTGCATAGATAGTCCTTATGTCGGAATTGGCCTCGACTGCAACCATGACATTGTAAACATCCAGTAATCGTTGGGCTGTGCGTTCCTTGAAGTCGGCTGAGCTAATGTCATTGTTTGGTCGCATAAACAACTGGTCATACTCGACATCTAGATCCTCAAGCTGGGCTACTGTGTTAGTCCTGTCGCTTGCAAGTCTGTCGGTGACAATGATGATTTCTGTTTCATCAAAGCTGTCTAGGTAGGCATAGACCTTTTCATTTCTAAGTCCATCTGCGGTAATCATCACATCATCTATTTCAGCAATGACGGCTGGCGGTCCAGATTCAATCCTTAGCTCTCCACCTGGTTCAAGTTCCTCAGCTAGGGATAGTGCGACCATCTGGTCAATGGCCGATTGTTTTGAGTCTTGGCAAGATACGACTGAGCCATCCTCTTTGACTACTGCCCAGTCAGGGCAATCAGTGTTATCTGAAATAAAGTACGGCATTAGGCAAGCCTCGCATTTACTGTAATGGTGCCGCCTAGTGCGACAGCGGTTCCGTTTATTGTGATGGTTGTTGCAGATAGTGAAACTGTCTGAGTGCCAGAGTCATAGGCAAGCGGTGATGTTGCAGCAATTACTCCCGATGGGCCTTGAGGTCCTGTTGCACCTTGTGGGCCTGTTGCACCAGTAGCACCTGTTGGTCCGGTTGGACCTGTTGGTCCAGTAGGTCCAGTAGGTCCTGCTGGTCCTGTGTCGCCAGTGTCACCTTTGTCGCCCTTTGGACCTTGAGGCCCAGTAGCACCAGTAGCCCCAGTCGGACCAGCTGGGCCAGTTTCTCCGGCAGGACCAGTTGCGCCAGTCGGTCCAGCAGGACCAGTATCGCCGGTATCACCTTTATCTCCCTTTGGTCCCTGAATGCCTTGGGCACCTTGTGGCCCTGTGTCGCCTGTAAGTCCTGTGTCACCCTTATCGCCTTTGTCGCCTTTGGGTCCAGTAGGTCCAGTCGCACCTGTTGCTCCTGTGGGTCCTGTTAATCCTTGTTCGCCTTGCGGTCCTGTAAGTCCAGTATCCCCTTTGTCGCCTTTGTCGCCTTTTAGCCCTTGAGATCCAGTAGCACCTGTGGCACCAGTATCACCTTTGTCGCCCTTTGGCAAAACAAAGTTTAGAGTTTGTGATGGAGCAGTTCCTGTGACAGTGACAGCCGCTGCTGTTCCACTGCTAACAGTTCCGACAGATAGTGATGTCGCCTGACCCAAGACTGTTGCGTTTTTCCAATAGTTATTTGCACTATCCCAAACAAGTGCCTGACCGTTTGTGGCTGAGCTTATGTTGACATCATGCAACTCAGATAGCTCATAGCCGTTCTGAATGTTGACAAAGATGACACCATTGTTTTGATTCTTGCGTACACAAAAACCAATAAAGACTGCGTGGTTAGGGGTTGTTGGCTTGGTCGAAGTCAAGCCACCTGGCGTTGTTGGAGATAGCCAAACAGGGGCACCTTCGGTCAGTGCGTTTGTGTTGATGTTTCTAACTAGACCAAAAGTGCAAGCAAAACCCTTGTTGCCCCCTGAGATGCTCTCAGCCATGATGGCAAAAGTCTTAGAGCTAGTTGGTTCTGTATTGGCTTGTGCCAAAGCTGCAAGCTTGTTTGTGCCATCTGAGCCTGTAATGTAAACAGCTTGTCCGGTGCTTAGGGCACTGTTGTTGGCGGACTTTACAAGTGCAAAAAGCTCTTGCCCAATCTGCATAGTGACATTG